TTAGCCGTTTAAACGTCTTTCTACTTCATTATTTAACTCTTGATTATCTTCATCAATGTCATGTGAATAGATGCCAAGCGTGGTTTGTAAATTGCTATGCCCTAACCTCTTCTGTACCCATGTTGGGTTTCTACCAAGTTTAGCAGCTTCAGCCAATAACAAAGAGCCATAGTAGTGTCTGAGGCCATGCATTGCACCTTTCCACTCTACTCTTTGTCCTTTAGACTCAAGATGCTTTAAAGCCTTGTGTAAACCAAACTTAGCCAAGTTATGCTGAATAATAGGCTTGCCATCATACTTTTGCTCTGATTGAAACATCCATTCAAGGTTAGGATTTGCCATAACAAACTTTCTAATCCTTGTAGCTAGTTCTGATCCAAGAGGTAGTTTTCTATTAGATGATAAAGTTTTAGTTGATAACTCATAGCCAGTTTCAATAGCAATAACATTTCTTGATCTGTCTACAGTTCTTTGTATATGCACTGTATTATTAGTCCAATCAAAGTCAGATGGCTTGATACCATTAGCCTCAGATGCCCTAAGACCATTGGCACAGAGGTGAACATAGATTGCATACTTTTCTTTGCATACCTGGTCAACAGTTCTCAATACAAGCTGTGCATCTAATCTTTTAGGCACAAATGCTTCCTTCTTTACAAGCGGTATAGAAAAGCCTCTAACGTCTAACAATGGATATAGTTCCCTGTCCTGTTTGTGTAGCCACAACAAACCACTTTTAAAGCTTGCAAAGATAGAGTGCTTATATTTAGAACTGTGGGTGTTGAAGTTAACCTCAATCTGATTAACTAACTCCTTGAGAAAAGTATCATTTACCTGAGTAACATTATAATCAATAATCTTTTTACCATTGATATAAATACGTCTACCAATACCTTTAGCATACTCCTCATCGTCAAAGTTCCATAGATTTTTATAGTGCAATTTATAAGTTTCAAAAGATTGTATTCTAATTCTTTTCTCACCATCAATCTTGCCTAATGTTCTTTTCTCCATGTGCAGAATAAAACCTGATAGCACTTCACCAATAGTCATACCATCTCTGTTCTGTTTCGTTGGCATAGACCAAAAACCTTGTAGCTTTTCTTTTACTTTATCAGGAGTTGCACCATAGACTTTTCTACCATATCGGCTACCATCAGAAACTCTTGCATAATAAAGATTTCTGTCTTTTTGATATTTTACTTCAATATCCATGTCATTCTCCTATAGGTAAAGGCTGTAATCTGTTCTAATAACAGATAGATTGA